CATAGACACACACGCGATCATCCCACTCATCCAACGGGCAACACACTTCCTGGCATATTGCCAAGAAAATGAGCGTTTCTAGCTCAAATGTGTAACCGTTACCCATGGACGAGAACTTCTGATAAGTGATTAGTTCACCAGAAGGAAGAACCCCTCGTCGGCTTCTGCATTGCTCTAATGCATAATACCAATCTAAGGGAAGGAGGTTACTAACCAATTCGAATGCAATCGTATCACTCGCCATCGAAAGATCGATAGTGGCAAGTGACCCATCGAGAGAACCCTGTCGGGCCGCCCGTTGGTTACGAGTTTGGTCATCTAAGTTGATGTTCACCCTCTTAAGCCTATTACGGATTACGCGCCCGATGCCCTTTTGAACATAGATGTTCATACAGGGTTCTTTAGCGATCGTCCGGTCGGTCTTAAAGTTCTTCGGAACCTTAATGATGCTGTTTCCTGGGACCATTTTTAACAATGGACCAGGTCCCTCTGTGCGATTGCACACCGCCTGTTTCCAGGCCGGGACGTACTCGAGTACGGCACGTGCAAGGGCAGCATTCCCGGGAGTGCACTCAGGAGTACCTGAGTATTTGTATGCAGCAAACCTCTTCGAGTAGGGAACGCGGGTTGTTGAACCCGGCCCCCATGCGAAGTGAACTGCACAGGCGTCCCATGAGAACGGACCGAGAATATCGGAGATACGGAACCTCACATTGGCCCAGAAGGGCGTGCGAAGAGCACCTCTTTGAATCCTCTTGTTGGTCAATTCACACAGGGCCTCGGCCTCGTTGAACCGCCTCCATGTTTCGCGTTCCTTTTCTGCTGACGGTTTCCCATCATCATACTTGGAGAACACTTCACTTAGAAGCAACGATCCCCTAGCGACATCCAGATTGCCGAAGCGCACTGGTGTATCTCTTCCGAGCTCACCTTCAGGCGTTATGCCTGTCAGCGTCGAAAGCATCGCAAGAAATCGCTCGTTCGAGAAGCCTCGGACGACCCACTCATTCCACCGTTTACGGTTGGACATAACTCTCCTTTAGGAGGTAACAGGACTTACTAAGCGTCGGGCTCTGCCTTTTCAGGCTTCGGCTTATTCGCTTTTCGGATAACTCGGTCAAGTAGTAGTTGGAGTACCGTCACAAGGACGGTC